TTCGAGTTGTTATTAATTACTAAGCACTCATAGTTTTCAGTACATTGGTCCATCACTTGACAAAAGCTCTCAAAAGTTGGAAACATACCAGCATAGTTTTCATAAATACGCTTCCTATTCGCAATGTAATTCTCTCTAAGAATAAAAACATAATCTATATTTGTTCTCAGTGTTGGTGGAATGCCTAATGGATATTGCATTGTGATGACTAACATGACCTTCCAATGTCTGCCGTTCATAAATAATAATCGCATCATTTTATCGCGAGTCCATGTAGCATCATATAAACAATCATCTAAAATAACAAATGCTCTAGGATCAATAGTACTGCGTTTATATGTTTCCATTTCATGTTTAATTTGTTTTAAAACTGTGCGTTGTCTTTTTAAAATATTTTCAATAATAGCTGTATTATATTCATTATGTACGAATAATCTTGGCACCATTTTACCATAGAATCCGTTACCTTCTTCTGTTCCAGAAATAACTGTCCCAATTGGAATTTCTTGTTGATAAAAAAGTAAATCTCTTACCAAGAAAGATTTACCGGTATCTCTCTTTCCAATTAAAACCACAACCGGCCCCTTATTTTCATTTGGTTTGAAGCTAATACTTTTCATATCAAATTTCTTTAGTTCTAAGGTCATTATTATTAAAGATATAAATTAAAAAATGAATCATTTTACGCAATAAGAGAGAAATTTTTCATAAAATATTAGCATTTATAATAAGTTAAAAATACATTTAATTTATATATTAATTAGCTAAAGAATGATAAACGTGAACTATCAAAAAAGGAAAAACCTTGAACTTTTTAAATGTTTAGAGAAACCTGAAACTCTTTTTCTCTCAAATGCGCAAAACTATATACCTATTTATAATAAATTTTTTACCTTGAATGATAGTAACTATAACAGTATTAATTTAAATAACAAATGGTATATTTCAAATGTTAACGATGGAGGCGAAGATGATTTTCATTTATTTAATTGTAGACTTAAGAATGTAACAAATAACAAGGTAAAAGATAAAGATGTTTTCTTTAAAATGGCACCTTTATTAGATCCATTTAAATATTTAATTGGTAAATATAATATACTTGATAAAAAATTATTTACCCTACCACAAATAAATTCAACTGATGTGGATTGTCATTCAAAGTTTATTGACCAAAATAATTCAGCATATGTTGACGGTATGTTTTTATTTTTATCTAGTAATTTAATTTATACACATGGATTTACACACGGAGTTGATTACTATGGTTCATTTTTAGGAATTAAAAATAATTTTATTTTAAATGTATTTGATGATATTGACTATTTAAATGAATCTGATTATTTTAATAAAAATAAAAATATATTATTCAAAATTGATGATTATGAACATTTATTCCAGGATGAAAATCAAAAACTAAAACCTATTAAAATTGAGCATAATTCAAGTGCGAAATCGCAATTATCAATTAAATCTTTTGATAATGAAATGTTTGAAGATGTATTTGATGAAAATGTAATAAATATTTCTGATTTACCATCTAATTTAATTGATTTAACAAATACTGATCTTTTGGAACAAAAAGAAACTAATCAGAATGTTACCTTAAAATCTAATTCAACGTGTTCATCCCGTTCATCACATACGGATGATGGTGAAGAACATGAAGATTGTGATGATTGTGGAGAAATTGAAAACTTAGACAGTGACAAACCTGAAAATGACGAAGAGGATACTGAAGCTGATGAAGTTGATAAAGATGATGATGATGATGATGATGATGATGATGATGATGATGATGATGATGATGATGATGATGATGAGAGAATAGATGTAACTATTCCAAAATTTCCAGTTCAAGTTATTGGAATGGAATTTTGCGAAAATACATTTGACGACTTAATTTTAACTAGTGATTTATCAAAAGAAGAGTGGTATTCTGCGTTTATGCAGATTATTATGATTTTAATTACATATCAAAAGGCATTTAACTTTACACATAATGATTTACATACAAATAATGTTATGTATAATCCGACTGACAAAAAATTTATTTATTATTGTTATAAAAAGAAGTACTATAAGGTACCTACATTTGGTCGTATATTTAAAATTATTGATTTTGGAAGAAGTATATATAAATTTGATGGTAAACTTTTCTGTAGTGATAGTTTTCAAACAGGAGGTGATGCTGCTACCCAATATAATACCGAACCTTATTTAAATGATAAAAAACCTAGATTAGAACCCAATTATAGTTTCGATCTATGTCGTCTTGCTTGTTCAATATTTGATTATGTAGTTGAGGATTTTGATGATATTAAAGATTTAAGTAAATGTACTGATCCTGTTAAACGTTTAATAGTTGAATGGTGTTTGGACGATAAAGGTGTAAATATGTTATATAAAGGAAATGGAGTAGATAGATATCCTGACTTTAAATTATATAAAATGATAGCGAGATGTGTTCATAATCATACTCCTCAATTACAATTAGAGAGACCTGAATTTGACGGATATTCTAACTTTAAAGGTGAAGTGCCAGCTGATGTAATAAATATTGATAATATTTCTTGTTATATTTAATAATTTAGCAAGAAGATTATATTTTTGTTGTAAGTTCATAATACAATTATATTTATATATATTATGAACGATTTTGGTTTTATTATTATAAGACATGTAAATTCTGAAAAAACGAATAGATATTGGAATCATTCTATAAAATTATTAAGAATTTTTTATCCAACTAAAAAAATTGTTATAATTGATGATAATAGTAATACTAATTTTTTAAAAGCAGATTATGATTATAGTAACGTAGAAATAATACAATCTGAATTTCCTGGACGAGGAGAACTATTACCATATTATTACTTTATTAAAAATAAATTTTTTGAAAATGCTATAATAATACATGATAGTGTATTTTTTCATAAAAGAATCAATTTTGAAGTTTTAAATGGTACAAATGTATTACCATTATGGTATTTTGATTTTAATGAAAATGAAACAAATACATTAAAACTTATAGAAAATTTAAAAAATAAACATAATATTGGATGTAAATTGAATTATGATGTTATTAATACATTTAGTATTATAAATGAAAACAGATGGTACGGATGTTTTGGTTGCCAATCATATATAAATCATAATTTTCTTTTACATATAGAAAATAAGTATAATATATCATCATTAACTAAAGTTATACAGAATAGACCCGATAGATGCTGTCTAGAGAGAATTTTGGGTTGTATATTTTGTACAGAATATCCAAGGACAAATATATCAAAATCTATATTTGGTGATATACTGAGATATCCTTCTTCAGGAAGATATACTTATGATATGTATGAGACTGACTTAAAAAAAGGCACTATTCCAAGAAGTGTTATAAAGGTTTGGACAGGTCGGTGACACTACATGAATGTAGGGAAAATCTTGAATTTCTGAAAAAAGTCGCTAAAAAAGTTCCCTTCATATGTAGTATCGAATTTTTAAATTTTTCGGGGAAAGTTTTTTTGAAAAGTGAAAATTGGACATTTATTTTGTCCATTTTTGAAAACCTTAGATATTTTATGGAAAAAATACAATTGTGAGACCATAATTGAAAATTAGCGTCTCGTCACCAAAAAAATAATTTTCATTTTGTGATTGTAATTTTTGAAATTAAAACTTAAAAAAATAGTCTGTTTCTATTTTATGGAAACTTTAGGAAACGATTTAGTGGCAAATAGTGGCAAAAAAATGGCAAATAATTATTATTGTGAAAAATGTGACTATACATGCTGTAAGGTTTATAATTGGAAGAAACATCTAGACACAGCTAAACATACCCAGGAAACGTTTGGAAATGACTTTGTGGCAAAAAGTGGCAAAAATGCTGAAAAATATGTATGTAAAAACTGCGAAAAATGTTTTCATACCAATTCTGGATTGTGGAAACATAGTAAAAGTTGTATTTGTGAATATAATAAAATAGAAAATACTGCGAATAAAAAAGATGAATTGATTGATTATCTTATGAAAGAAAATAAAGAAATAAAAGAATTAATTTTGGAATTAGCTAAGAAAGATTCATATAATAATTGTAATAATACTATTAATTCTCATAACAAAGCATTTAATCTTAATTTCTTTTTAAATGAAACATGTAAAGATGCTATGAATATTATGGATTTTGTTGATTCAATTAAACTTCAGCTATCTGATCTAGAAAAAGTTGGAGAACTCGGTTATGTTGAAGGTATATCTAATATAATATCTAAAAATCTAAAAGAATTAGATGTTACTCAAAGACCAGTTCATTGTACCGATAAGAAGAGAGAAACCATTTACATTAAAGATGAAAATAAATGGGAAAAGGAAGATGAAGAAAAAAAGAAATTACGTAAAGTAATAAGAAGAGTTGCTTGTAAAAATCAACGTTTATTACCAGAATTTAAAAAGGAACATCCTGACTGTGGCAAATATAATTCAAAATTTTCTGATCAATATAATAAAATAGTAGTTGAATCTATGGGAGGTCCGGGAGATAACGATTACGAAAAAGAGGAAAAAATTATAAGAAATATTTCAAAAAATATAATTGTTGATAAATAAATTTAAAATTATTAATAAATTTATTTATTAGTTTGTAATAACTCTTCGGGTAGTGTTATATTTTTTATATTTAAATATAATTTTATATTTGTCAGTTCATGTTTTAAATTTGATAGTTCATGTTTTAAATTTTCTCTTTGAATTAGGCATTTATTTGTTTCTTTAATTGAAGATTTTATCATTGCTGTAAAATAAAATGCTATCAAAAAATATACATATGTTTCCATTTTAATTAAATGATTTTTTGTTTTTAAATTCCTTTATTTATATAAATTTTGAACTATAGCAGCTACAAGTGGTTTACTTTTAATACCTAAGTTATCTAATCTAGATTTAATAGAAGTTTTCTCTTTTTCTAATAATTCATCTGGTAGTATTCCAAGATTTCTCTTTTTTTGTAATCCTTTATTCATAGCTAAAATAGCTCTTGCGAATTTATCCATGAATCTATCACAATCTGTAATAGTTACATTTTCATATCCTTCTTCTGTTATTGGAGTTCTCTCTTCTAACAATTTTTTAAATTGAAAATATTTGTAATAATAATAGAGTTTTTCATTTAAGAGAGAACCTATATTAGGACATCTAAATAGTAGTGTTTGGTTTAATTCAGATATAAAAAATGTATACGCAATTGAATTTTCAAAATATAGTTTTACACTTGTAGGAGTTTCTTTAAAATCTATATCTGAAAACTGTTTAAAGTCATCAACCATTAGTTGCCTTCTATAATCACGTTTTTGTGTAACTTTTGAGTAACTTAGTTTAAAAATAAAAGGATTTGCTCTAGTATTTAAAGGATTTGGCGCTTGAACAGAAACATTATATTGTGTTTCTGGTGTATTTAAAAACCATCTAATTAAATAAGCTAAATGTCCTGATAAATTTTTAACAATTGATTCAACATATGGTATATCTATATCAGGCATGATTAATACATCAATATCTTCTGTTTTATATACTGATGTTTCAGGCATTCCAGCCAAAACCAATTGTATTGCCTTTCCACCTTTGAATATCACTTTATAATCTTGACCGATCATCTTTTCAGATATTATTCCAAACACGATTAAAGCAGCACATAATACAATATTGAAATGAGAGAAGTCGACATCTTGGTCTATCGTAAATGATCCAAATGAGTCATAAGGTTCATTTTTTGTTGGAGTAAAATAAGTTGGAATTATTGATTGATTTATTTTACAAACACTCCATAATTCAGAAACTTCCTTATAAGTTTTTATAGATATACTCCCATCAGGATTCGTAATTTCATTTTGTTTTGTCACTATAGGTATATTTCCATCGGAATTCATCATTTCATTAATTTTCCTTCTTATAGTAAGCATTTCATTTTCTTCAAAAATTGGTTTCCAAAATTCAGGCTCAACTTCCGGATTATATCCAGAATCAGATGGTAGTTCTGTTGGTAATGTTAATTTAACAACAGGTTTTAAAGGTTCAGGTTCAATTATTGCTTCTATTTCTTCATCTTTTATTAAATTTTCCATTACATCTCTTTGTTCTTCTGTTAACAATTTTACATCAGCACCTTTTTCCAGTAAATATTTAACTAATTCTTTATCTTGTAATTTTATTGCTGATGATAATGCTGAAATATTCTGCGTAAAACTAAGAAGATTAATATTACCTTTATTGAGTATAAAATTATTAATAAAAGTTTTTCTTATAATAAAATCATCAATATTATCAAAAATAACGACTAATAATGGAACAAATGCTATTAATGGCGTAACCTTTTCACTATAATTATATTTATTAATGGGAATTGAGTTAGTTGTTATAGGAATTAATGTATTTATACCAATTTGATTACTTTTAAACCCATTTTTAAAAATTTCTGCGACTTCCTTAACTCTTGTCATGTTTCCTGTGTTAACCGCGTATTGTAGTTTTTTAAAAGAATTCATAAACATGTTTCTAAAATTATCCTTTACAATTCGCTCTTTTTGTTCTTTTTCTCCACCACCTCTTAATCGGTGTCGTGTTTTTTTATTTTTATATGTTCCTTTAATATTTTTTCTAGTTTTAAGGGGTTTTTTAACATTTTTCCTTGTTTTGATTCTTTTCATTATAATATAAGATGATAAAAAGAATTAATTAAAATCGAAGATACCTTTTGGTTAAAATCCAGGATTATCAGTAAATACTGGAGTAACTGTTGAAGCATTAGAACCTCCCTTAATCATTGGATTAATTTGACCAATTACAAAATCACCAAAAACAACACTAAAATAAACTAATAATGCATCTCTAATTAATAATTTTAAAGGTTTTGTTTCTTTTTCAACAAATCTCATTTCAATAAACTTAGAAATTAGAAATATTACTGAAATAACAGCAGCAATTATAAATATATTATCCATTTAAATTAATAATTGGATATTCTTATTTAATATTTTACGCAAATTACTCTAAAATTTCAATATCATCGATCAACAAATCAGGTAACAATTCCAATCTAGGTTCTTCAATATTGTGAACATCTAATGTATCTAAATTAAATACTTGATCTGATATTTTAAGTTTGATATTGTTATCGTCTTCTTCTTCTTCATCCATTTTTCTTTGTTGATTTCTAAGCTGACTGATTTCTTCTAAACGTTCAATAGATTTTGGAGCATTAACGTTTGATATACTTCCATCATCAGTTTTAACATAATCAATATCATTAAAACTCAATCCGGAACTTTTAGGTGGTAAACCATCAGCAACAGCATTTGGACTATCACCCTGTTTGTCAATTGGTTTTCTAATTGGTTCTTCAATAATTTGTTCCTTTACTTCCTCAATTACATCTTCCTCGACAGTTTCATCCATATAAGCTTTTAAAATTGACTCAACTGGAATACTTTCTCTCAAAGTATTCAAAATACATTCTTGAACAATAATCTCTAGTTCTCTGTAATGTTTTTGTACAGATAGTGGAGCTATATTAGTTTCAAATAAGTAGACATTCTTGTACAATTTTCTTGCCACATTAATATATGTTTTATGAATAAAATCATCCAACTTGGGAATATTTATATCGATTTTCTTTTGTTTCTGACCAACCCGCATAGCAGTTAAAATTTTAAGCTGAATAATATGAACACATGTAACTAAATCTTCTAAATAAGTACATCCAGATTTATCACAGATTCTTTTTCTCTCTGTCTCAATAATCTGAGTATTCCATTTTGGTATTCTTGAAATTAAATTTTGAAATGTCATCAAGTATTTGTCCATCTCTCCATTTTCTTTACACAGCTTAATAGATTCGTCTAAAATTGACTTGTATCCATCAATAATTAATGGTGTTAAAATTGTAACTAAACGGGAACCCCATTCGTTTTTAGATTCATGAAGCGCACTAACATTAAAGTCATCCATTTACATAAAACTTATATTTTCTAAAGATAGATCTGAACTTAAAAAGACAAAATTTAAAATAAATAATATAAGCAATTTTTCATTTCTAAATTCCTTTCTGACACGATTAAAGCATATAAGTAGTTCATAACGTTTTTCAGTTGTTAATATATTATCTAAAAATTTATTATTTTCTAATAAATTAATAATGTCTAACGCAGAATATGCTTTTTCATAAAGTTTTGTACATAATAACATTAAATCTTCCAAATTTGTTTTTTTATTAACAGACTTAATTAATTCCTTTTTTAACCATTCAAGCTTATTCTGTTTAACATCAGACAATTTAAAAATATTATTTAAATTATATTGATATAGATTGACTATTTTATCATTTATAACAGGTTCTGGAATATATATTTCACAAAATCTTGACAAAATAGGTTTCATTAGATTATATTTATCTTCAGCAATAATAAAAAAACGTGTATTATGACTAAATAATTCAATACATCTGCGTAAAGCTGATTGGGCATCAAGCGTTAGTTTATCTGCGTTCAATAATACAACACTTTTGAATGTATTTCCACCATTTGAATTTATATGCGTTTTTGCGAAAAACTTAAGTTCTTCTCTTATAAACTTAATACCTTTACCATGTGAGCAATTAACATACATAACAAATGATTTAATCATCTCTCTCTTATTATCATAAATTTTATGAATAAATTCATTAACAATTGTTCTTTTACCACTACCAGTGGGTCCGTGAAATATTATATTAGGTATTTTATGCATTTCATGAAAGTAATTTAATTTATTTTTAATAGATTGATGTATGTCAAGCATTTTGAGTCTACTATATTTTAAAAAGTGTTTTTATATATTAATACAACGCAATAATATATAAAAATCATATAAATTTATACTGTTCGATATTTTTTTCAATATA